TCTGCTCTTGGTGGGCTGACGATTGATAGAAGGGAAAATAATCATACCCACCAAATTGATAAACTTTCGAGGGACGAAATTGTAGGTAGACTTGCTGAACTTCGAAGATCTTATCCTCATGCTTTTGCTGATAGAGAAATGAAAGTAATTAAAGATGTCAAGAACAGAGAAACAACTATGGAACTCATTGAAGAAACACCTGCCGAAAAAAACATTCTCACAGAGAATTGAAAATCGGTCTGGTGCTGGAGTGCCAGATGTATATTTGTGTATAAATGGTGTCCCTATTTGGTTAGAATTAAAACTAATAAAAAATAATACTTTAGACATTCGTAAATCACAGATTGCTTGGCATACCTCACATTCTTTTTCAAACGGAGTTAGTTTTTTCTTGGTTAAAGCCCCAAGAACCAGCAACCTATTTTTATTTGAAGGTGTGCTTGCCCTCGATTTGCGTGCGTGTGCGTTTGATAATATCAAAGACAGGTCTTTGATATGTGCGTGTGCGTCTGAAGATTTTTGGGTGCGTGTGTCTGACATAAGTTTAAAGTTATGGAATAAAAAAAGAAGCAGTAATTAAACTGCTTCTTTTACTTCGTCTAGATAGAAGAATTTTGGGTTTTCGGAAGGTACAAAATTTTCTCTGTATGTATCTTTCCATGATACTTTCAACCCTCTTTCTTCTAAAAGTTTTTTGAGTTTTGGTGCATCACAATCTTCTTCTAAATAAACACAGGCATTCGATGGATTATAAAAAGAAAAATTTGAAAATTCTTTTAATGTTATATTCCAGCCTTTTAAATCATAGTAACTAATTTTCGCCCAACCATGACTAGGGCTTTCTATTAATGGTATTTTAATATCTTTCATTTTTATCCCTCCCTCTAATTTAAATTAGTTAAAATATATTCACCCGATTTTATTTTCTTTTCGGTTTCTTTTTTGGTTTCTTTTAAAAATATATTTCTATACTTGCCAGTAGTAACTGAATAATCCCAATAGTTTTTATCAAGATATATTTTATTGTTTACTATTTTTGCAATAACAGATTTGTAAGATTGAAAATATTTATTGCTGTTATCGTCATATATAATAAATTGATTAGCAATTTTATTGCCTTTATTACTTGTCATGTTTTCTACTTTCATTTTATTCTCCTAATAAAATTATATAATATAATCCTAACATATCCTATAAATAAATGTCAACAATTAAATTTAAAAAAATTTAATTGTCTGCGTGTGCCTGCGTGTGCCTGTTGCGTGCGTGTTCCAATATGTCATGATAATCGTCATCAAAAGCAGCATCAACAAAATGTGAGTTGATGCGTGCGTGCCTGTTATCTTCTGTAAGAGAAGCCTGCTGGTGCTGGATTCTCCAAACATAACCATTCCAATTAAAACGATTGGAATGGTTTTCTGTTCTTAAAGTTTTCATTAAAACTGCCTTATAATAAATGAGGTTTTATTCTTAAGTTTAATCACAGTTGTTTGTTCTTCAATATCCTCTATGGTTTCGTATTCCCTGCCATAATCTTCGCTGCCATAGTCCTCTTGAAATTCTTCAATACTGTTATATTCTGCAAACTCGCAAGAAAAAGCGACCACATCCATCTCTATATTTTCGCCAAGATCTTCGCTATATTCCTCTAAATAATTATAAAGTGCTTCTAAACCCTCGTAAGAAAAACTATCTTTGTATTGTTCAGATCTCAAAAAATAATCTCTAAATGTTGATAAAGTTATTGTGTCTATTATTGCCATTGTTAAAACTCCTCTAATAAAATTTGTTCAACCTTTTGTAATTTAATTTTTAAATCTTCTTTTACTGCAAATTGTTTTCTTATGTTTTCATTTTCTAGTGCTACAAACTCGTCAATAAAATGCTTTTGACATAAAGCACAAAAATCAGATAAAAATTTATTTTGTTCTCTAGTTCCATTTAAAAAAGGCATTGTTAAAACTCCTCTAATTTATTATATTATTATCTTATACTATCTTATATTATATATAAAGTCAAGTTTCTTTTGTGCGTGTGTGCGTGTTGATAAATAGAGGCACGGCACAAAAAAAGAGGGCTTTCGCCCTCTTTTTTATACTTTTTCGATAGTCACTAATGATGTTTCATATTCTCGTAACTGTTCGTATTCTTTTTCAGTTATCATGTAAGGACTATGCTGCACATGATAGTCAACTCTTCTAATAATTTCCTCGTTTAACCAATCTTGAGCCTCTTGTTCATTATCAAATAATTCTGTATCAGGATCAGTGTCTAAACTATCAATGGCATATATTACTTTATACTTACTCATTTTTTTCTCCGTTAAAAAAGAGGGCTTTCGCCCTCTTGGTTAAAATTATTGTTCTAGTTTATGATGCTTATTTTTAAACATAAAAGTTAAATCAGTTCTCATAGCCCTATATGCTTTTTTCTTAATGTCATATAGCCCTATTGTATTATCTGACCACTTATGATGGTTTATAATACGACCAGTAAATTCTCTTAATGTTTTATCTTTTTTCATAAAGTAACCAGTAAAATATTGACCACTTCCAAAAGTTTTTATAAGTTCATCTTTCATTTTTTTCCCTTCCTTAAAAAATTAACTTATATTATAATATAATATTTCCCTATATAAATGTCAATAAATAAATTTAAAAAATTTATTTTGTTCACATATGTGAACGGGGTTTTGTTCACATATGTGAACGCTTGCTTGCGTGCCTGCCTGCCTAGCATAAAAAAACCAGCTAGATAAAAAAAGAACCAGCACCTGCTGGTTCTTTGCTTCCATTTATTTGAGCGACAATGTGAGATACTACTCCATCTCACATTGTCCACATAGCCATTCTGAAACATCATTACCATGACGACAGATGTACCATGGACGCTTCTTGCTGCACTCTTCGCACCGAGCTTCAGTACCATGTATCGTAGTGTTCCCGCATTTGATCGGGACAAGTTTTACATCAGCATTCATATAACCACAGGGAACAACCTGCTCCATCATTTTACCACAACCCATATCATTTTTCCTTCCTTAAAAAATTAATTTATATTATAATATATAATATTTTCCTATATAAATGTCAATAAATAAATTTTTTTAAATTTATTTATTGACATATGTAAACGCTTGCTTGCTTGCGTGTTTGCGTGCCTGCCTGAGGCAGGCACGCCTGCCTGCCTAGCATAAAAAAAACCAGCTGCTGCTGGTTTTTTGCTTCCATTTATTTTCCCTCCTTTTCATTACTCATCTGCTAACTCCTTAACTAATCTATTCCAAATTACATCCGTCTTATTTTGTATCTGACACACATCTTCATGAAGAAAACCTATTTTAGATCTATAATAACTAAGATCATGATCGTCATCATGATATAAAGCAATATCAATATCAGACCTTAACATATCAATAAGTATTTTAAGTTCATCTAATTTATAAAGAGCGTCTTGAATTCCTTTAATTGCTTCATATTTATTTTTGCTCATTTTTATTCTCCTTTTTCATAAGCTGAAATTAAATCTTGGAAAGCCCAATGTCTTGTAGGTGCATCTCCTTTTAAATTAGTGTCATCTATATTCCATATCCAATCTGTCATGAGTGTGCCTATATAACTAATTTCACCAATTTTTTCATCGCCAAAATAAACTTCCCAATCTGAAACGCAAGACCACTTTGCAAATTCTCTTTCTTGTTCTGTATTGTAACCTTCTTTCGGTCTTTTAATTTTATATTTCATTTTCATACTCCACTATGATTATAAGCTTGTCTTTTGGTTCTAAACCATTTTCCACCATGTTCTGTTGTTAATACATAACCATAATTTTTTGGTTCTCCATTTGGTTTCTCAAATATATAAAAACTAATGTGAGGAAAACCCCCCTTATTAAAATGCCATTCATTACAAGCTTTTTTATAATCATTAAAACCTCTACGATTAAATTCTTCACAAGTTATTATTTTACTCATTTTCATACTCCCATTTAGATATTAATTCCAATAACCCCTCTGCAAGTTCATTGCGACCTAAAGAAACATACTGATCTTGAGAAAAACACTCTTGGTACTTTAAATATCCGTGATCTTCTACTTCATGTTGTAAAAATTCTTTTATCTTTTTTAGTGTAGTCATACTCTTCTCCCATATCTTATTCTTTGCTCCCACTTGTAGTGCCTAACAATCTTTAATATATCATCTGTATTATCTAATCTTTTATTGCTATGCTTATCTACAATATCATCTGTTGATAGCCCCTGCTCTATATCTCTTGCAATGCTACGATATTTTCTACTAAATTTATCCATCTAATTGCCTTTCTTCTTTGTTTAAATTATCCCAATCTGCTTTCTTTATAGTAAATTTACGATTTGTAATGGGAATACAAATCTTTACATTCTTACGACCTACTTTAGCCCAAGCAAGTCTGCCACCAGATACTGGTAATCTGGTATCATTAAAACTAACAGAATAAAGTTTAGCACTCTCCCAAACTTTACCTATCGGTCTTTCTTTCGACGATTTCATGTTTTGCCTCTCTATCTATTTGCCGTTCTATTTTATCCTTTTTCTTATCCGGTACTTGTTTAGATAAGAATCTTTTATCTGTCCTTAATATTCTTGCTATCGGATTTATTCTAGTAATTTTTTTCTTCATAGTGTCCCCAATAGATTATATTATAAATGGAATGGTAAATCATATGATTAACACTTGTCAAGAAAATTTTTATATATTTTTGAAAAAAATATGTTAAGGTAATAAACATGAAACAAAAAAGAACGAAAAAACAAACACTTATCTACTACACTGGATTGACATTTTTAAAAGTTGGCAGTGTATTTTCAAGTATAGGTAATTGGTTTTGGCGAAGACATAGGGATATTTTGGATACACTAGATTGATAATATTTATGAGAAAGGCAAGTTATGAAATCACCAAATTGGTTGAAAGGTTATGTGGAAACATTAGACATACCCTATTTAGGTAGATACCGATCTGATTGTCCGGTATGTCAAAAGAAAAATACGTTTAGTGTAACAGACGACGGACTACAACGTTTGTGGTTTTGTTTTCATGCTGATTGTAATGTATCCGGAAAAACCGGAATTAATCTATCTAGAAAACATACCGGTTCACCATTTCGTAATCACCTAGAAAAGTTAAGCACAGATAAAACTTTTGAAGTTCCGTTGACGTTTGTAAGTTTATCTAGAAGTTTAGATGCTGAATTGTACGTTCGTTCTGTAGGTGCATATGATTCGTATATGTCAGGCGAGGTTGACATACGATATGATTTTAGAGAGAATCGAGTGGTATTCTTGGTTAAGAATGATTCACAAATTGTAGATGCGTGTGGTAGATCACTCAACCAACGTAAACCAAAATGGAGAAGATATGGAAATAGTGGATATCCTTTTATCAAGGGAGCTAGATGTAAAGTCTTTGTGGTGGAAGATTGTTCTTCTGCTTGTAGTGTTTCAAGCGATATCACGGGTATAGCATTGATGGGCACAAATCTTTTGGATACACATATAGATGTAATAAAAAAGTATAAAAAAGTTTTTGTGGCTCTTGACAAAGATGCTACAGATAAGGCAATAAAGATAGTACGAAAGTTAAAACAGTATGTTCCAACAAAGTTAGTTGTGTTACATAAGGATATAAAGAATATGGAAAGGCAAGAACGAGATGAGTTCATACAATACCACGTCAATCGATAAACAAATTTTAGGATTCTGTTTAAACAACGAGTTTTTTGAACGTGCAAAAAACATACTTGATAGACAGATGTTTGATCGTGATATGCGAGATATATTTGATACGTTATCATTCTATCATACAAACTATGCTAACGACATTCAAGTCAATGAGTTGAGTGTTTTGTTTAACGATAGGAATCCGGCGATACCGGATAGTGCTAGGAAAAAGATACAAGAAACAATCTCACAATTAGAAGCCGGCAATCCTAACAATGTTGAGTTGCACATGGATATGCTAAATAACTTTTGGTTGCGAGATCGTGCACGGATAATCGGTGAGAAAGCAATCGAAATATTTACTGGTGATAGTGAGGAGTTCGGCGAGTTACGTCGTTTGATAGATGCCGTAGAGGATGGTCGTATCTCTGACAAAACAACGTACGAGGTAGTTGAAGAAGGTTTAGCTGAATTATTAGATGAGCAAGCAAAAGATCCGGATTTTAAATTTGAGTTAAATTTAATAAATGAAAAAGTTGAAGGTTGTGATAGAGGTAATCTAGGTATTATCTTTGCACGTCCGGAAGTCGGAAAGACTACATTTTCTTGTTTTTTAGCGTCGAGTTACATACGACAAAAGCACAAGGTTGTATATTGGGCAAATGAAGAACCGGCTAAAAAAATAAAGTTGCGTTTAATCCAATCATATTTTGAGGTAACAAAAGAGGAGTTGAATAACAATCGAGATAAGTACATACCATTATACCTAGAACATATGCAACCATACTTGACAATTATGAGTTCTGTAGGTACAAGTGTAGAAGAAGTAGATGAGTACGCAAAATTAAATAAGCCTGATGTAATGTTCTGTGATCAACTAGATAAATTTAAGATAGACGGAAATTATAATCGAGGTGATGAAAGACTAAAAGAAACATATGTGATGGCAAGAGAGATAGCAAAACGAAATAAACTTTTATTGTGGGCAGTTAGCCAAGCGAGTAATGATGCACATGATCGACAGTTCATTGACTATGCAATGATGGATAATTCAAAAACAGGTAAAGCCGGTGAAGCAGACATTATTATAGGGATTGGAAAGACAGGATCGAGTGAGTTGACCAATGATGTACGACATATTTGTATATCGAAAAACAAGTTGAATGGTTGGCATGGAATGATCAATGCACAGATAGACATATCTAGGGGGTTTTATTATTGATATGAATAATAGGTATGTTATCTACTGTGATGATTGTAAAAAGACGGGTGCTTTTGTTAAGCATGAGGGTAGAGGTGCTTTCTGTTTGCCTTGTTACGTAAATAGAAATCCTGAATTAAAGGGTAAAATAACTATACATGAAAGGAAAGATAAATGAAAAAATATTTTGAAAAGAAATTTGGTGAGGGTACGGCCTTTGATCTTGATTATGGTAAGCTACTAATTATTGCACTACTAATTTATATTGCATTTTTTAAGTCTGCATCTTCTGCAATATGGCAAGATAAACCTATTATGTGTGCAAGTAAAGATGAGATACTCATGGCACTAGATGAAAGAAGTGAGATAGTTCGTTTTTATGCTATGCAAGAGACTAAAGTTTGGGATGGGGAAGATTTAAAAGAACAACCAGTTTCTCTAAAACTAGCTATATTCGTAAATAGCGAAACAAACACATACTCGATAGTAGAGGCACACCCAACATATAAGACTTTTTGTGTTGTGAGTTACGGAGAAAATTTTAAAGAGGTAAATAAATAGTATGCGTGTATTGACGTTTGATGTAGAAACAACACACATGACTACACCTAATGGTGGATCAAATCCATCACCACATTTTGGTAATCGTCTAGTATCTCTAGGATTTAAGTGGTTAAATAGTGAATGCACATACCTATGTTTTCATCATGCAGATAGAGAGCCACACAATAATGCGTTCGATATATTTAAAGATGCGTTGAAATTAGCAGATGTATGTATCGGTCAAAACATAAAGTTTGATTTGGGTTGGATACGCAGTTGTGGTTGGGTATATAGTGGGGAGATATACGATACGATGGTTGCAGAATATATCCTATCAAAATCGAGACGTTGGCCTTTGGGGCTTGCTAGTCTCGCAGATAAGTATGGTGTTACCAAAAAAGAGAAAGACCTCGTTACACCATATCTCAAAGAGGGAAAAACTTTTTACGATATACCGTGGGAAGTTGTTGAAGAATATGGAAGAGCTGATATTATTGCTACAGAAGAAGTGGCACTAAAACAACTGAGTGCCTTTGGCACAACATTTGAGGATTTATTTGATGGAAAAAGAATTAATACCTACACTTAAACTTTCACTTGACATGACGAAAGTTTTGAGTAGGATGGAGTATGACGGTTTAAGGGTTAATTTAGATACCTTACAAGAGATTAAAAATGAATATCAACGAGAGATGGACAAACTACAAGTGTTACTAGAACGATTAGCAAAAGATGCAATGGGAGATACACCGATTAATTTAGCGAGTCCGGATGATCGTTCGATGCTCTTATATTCTTGTAAGGTTAGAGATAAGGGTATGTGGGCAAAACTATTTAACTTGGGCACGGAAAAACGTGGTGCAACAGTTAAACAGAAGATGCGTAAACGTTTGAAGAAAGAAGAGTTCAAGAAAATCATACTGAATTGGACAGACATAGTATATAAAACTGAAGGCGAATGTTGTGCAGGTTGTTTAGGAAACGGACGAGTTAGACCAGTACGAAAAGACGGTACACCGAGTAAAGCATTGCGTATCTGCAAGCCTTGTGATGGAACAGGTGTTATATATAGACAAAAAAACACCGTTGCCGGATTTAAACTTTTACCTAGAAATGCAGGAGATGTGGCATCGGCAGGTTTTAAGACAGATAAGGTTACATTAGAATCTAGAGTATCTAGTGTAACAGGGGTTGCAAAAGATTTTATAAAAGCATATACTCGTTACAATGCTCTACGAACTTACATGAGTACATTTATAGAGGGAATAGAAAATAATGTTGACGAACATGGTTTCATACATCCTGAGTTCATGCAGTGTGTTACTGCGACGGGCCGACTTTCGTCTCGCAATCCGAACTTCCAAAATATGCCGAGAGGATCCACATTCGCTATACGGAAAGTTATTGAAAGTCGTTTTGAGGGTGGTAGTATACTTGAGGGGGATTATTCCCAACTAGAATTTAGAGTTGCAGGATTTTTATCGAAAGACAAACAGGTTTATGATGATGTTAAAAAGGGTACAGATGTGCATAGTTATACTGCAGAGATAATAGGGTGTTCTCGTCAAGAGGCAAAGGCACATACGTTTAAACCACTATATGGTGGTGTATCCGGCACAGATGCACAACAGAGATACTACAATACATTTAAAACAAAGTATAAGAGAGTTTCTGATTGGCACGACGAATTGCAAAAAGAGGCAGTTCGCACCAAGCAGATCAAGCTACCATCGGGCAGACAGTTTGCCTTTCCTGATGCTCGATGGACAGCGTGGGGGACAGCGACAAATCGCACGGCAATTTGCAATTATCCTGTACAGGGATTTGCCACAGCAGATTTGCTCCCCCTCGCACTAATTGAGTTACATCGAAAGATGTCCGAGATGGGACTAGAGTCCCTAATTTGCAATACGGTGCATGATTCTATTGTATTGGATGTTCATCCAAATGAGAAAGAAGATTGTATCCGGTTGTTGAGTGATACCATGCGAGACATACCGAAGTTAGCGATGTCTCGTTATGGTATTGATTATGATATGCCAGTTGGCATAGAACTAAAGATCGGCCAAAATTGGCTCGATTTAAACCCAGTAGAACTATAAGGAGTTAAAGAATGGGAAATACAGAAGTAGTGAACTTATCGGAAGATATGGACAAAATTGTCGATGCTTTCAATAGTGATGATACAGATGCACTGATGGAAGCGTCCGGTCAAGGTACGAAAGCCGGACAAACAGGTTTACCTCGTTTGAACATCAACTACGATCAAGAAAATGAAGAGGGTGTTCAGTTAAAACGTGGTGCTTGGAAAATGTACTTGGATGGAAGAAGTTTATACGCAGATACGGTGTATATCACTCCTATCCTACGTACGTTTGAATATAGTCTGTGGGATTCTGAGTTAGGAGAATTTTCTTGTAAGTCTGTGCAAAAGCCAACTTTACAAGGGGAATTTCCGGATAATTCAGGCACAAATAAGTGTGGTAGGTTATCGAGAGATGAAGAAGAGAGCCTAAGTCAAACAGACGAAAAACTAATTCACTCTCGATCTGTAAATTGTAATCAAATAATTTATGGAACGATACACGGAGATTTTAAAACTGCAGACGGTGAAGAGGTAAAGATTGATAAGTCTAGTGAACAGCCTGTGGTTTTTTACTCGAAGCGATCTAGTTTTAAACCAATTAGTGATTTTATAGCCGGACTAACTAGGCAAAATAAAATTATGCAGAAGTGTGTAATTCGTTTAGTTACTGATAAGAGAAAGCGTGGTAGTGTAAACTATTGGGTTCCTGTACCAACGTTTCATGCTGATTCAGAAATCACGGATAAAACTAAAGAATTGATGGGTGCATTTGCACACACCGTTAAGGGGCATAATGATAATATTATGTATCAATATAAATCAAATGTGAAGTTACAAGATAGTAACCAAGCAGATGATGAATTAGCAGATAGATTTAAAAATGCTATCACTGCTTAAAATTCAAGATTACTTGAATAAAGCGAATAGGGGGGATGTTACCATCTCCCCATCTTTATTAGAAGAGTTTGCTAGGGATTGTAGAGATTCTGCAAACAAGCAACTGAGTGGGCGAGAGAAAACAGGATGGCGAATACGTATGTCCGGTTTGGGACGACCTCTATGTCAACAGATGTTAGAACGTGATGGTAAAGTTCAAGACATGGAATACAATGCCTTGTTTAGATTTTTATTTGGGGATATAACAGAAGCCATCGTTATGATGGTTTTAAAAGGTGCAGGTATAAAAATAGTAGATGCACAGAAGTCAGTAGAATTAAAGATAGATAACAATGTAATAAAGGGTACACTTGATGTGATACTTGAAGATGAACTGGGACAGCAGAAAGTTTGGGATATAAAATCAGCGAGTGATTGGGCATTTAAAAATAAATATAAAGGGGGATACGAAACCCTAACACAAGAAGATCCATTTGGGTATGTCATGCAGGGGCACTTGTATGGTGAAGCTACGGGTCTGCCTTTTGGTGGTTGGATTGTAGTGAACAAATCGAGTGGTGAACTCTTGTTTGTTGAAGTGCCGGATTGGAAACAAGACGATAAGGAAACATACCTGAAAGATGCGAAAGCACGGATTAAGATACTAACAAATCCAAAAGCAAAATTCGTTAAGTTTCCGTTAGATTGGGAAACATACCGACGAGGTGGTGAAGTGGTACGTACAGGAAACAAGGTTTTGAGTAAAGAATGTAGTTTCTGTGGATACAGAAAACATTGTTGGCCAAAAGCTATCCTACACGATAAGATAACATCTAAAGCAAAGAATCCGCCGCAAGTATGGTATGAAAAATTAAAAACAAAAGAGATGTAATATGGCGTTTGTATTTGTCAGCACGTATAGTGAAGAACTCGTACGTTTAAATAAGGGGTTATATGTGGTGTATGTTGATGCCTATAGCCGTATAGGTGGTGAGAGACGTATCGTTTATCTACGTCAACATGAAAAAGGATTACCGTTGACTCTACGTGAAAATTTTTCAGAAGATGGACATTTATCGAGTGAAACAGAGGCACGAGACATAATGACGTTACGGAGAGAAATTAGTGATATCTGTGATATAAAGAATGTAGGTGCAAATATATGTGTGCCTATTTTGCCTATATCAAATGAATTGAATAACATAGAACGGAGATCTCCTAAATTACATGAATACTTAATAGCACGTATGAATCGAGTAGGATTGGTGGTGCAATAACAATGAAAACTTACGGTGGATATAGATCTGAATTTGAATTAAATATAGCTAGAAAATTAAAAGAGAATAAGGTTGACTTTGAATATGAAAATCATAAAATAGAATATATACCTAAGACACGGGTATATACTCCTGATTTTTATCTTCCAATCACAAACATATATGTAGAAGCAAAAGGTTACTTGGACAAAGATGACCGAGTCAAGATGTTGCTAGTTCAAGATCAACATCCGGACTTGGATATACGCTTTGTCTTTTTACGTGCAAATAACAAAATCCATAAGAAAAGAAAAACAACCTATGGAGATTGGTGTGATAAAAATAATTTTAAATGGGCAGAAGGTTTTATACCGATAGATTGGATTAAACATGACAGAACAAACTGATAAAAATTTAGAGTTGAAGATGAACATGGAAAAGTTCACATTACTTCCGGGTCGTTATTATGTTATACTCGAACCACTAGGATTAGATGAGTTTAGTATCACAGCATATGACACGATGGGAAAAGATGCGGAACGTGGTAAGTATGCCGCCGAAATCATACAAGAGGGTATCCTAGCATTGGTACGAGATCAACTCGACTTTGTGTACGATACAGGAAAGTTAGAGATAGAATCAAAAAAATCCTTGAATAAATTTACTGAGGATGTTAATCTGCCTTCTCCTAAAGACAATATAGTCAAGGTAGACTTTG